TCTGAGTTTAGTCCATACTAATTAAAAGAGATTTCTTTACAGAACAGAGGCGGTTGCCCGGTACCCCTTACTCTAGCTTCATGCAACGGAAGTATATGAGCCGTAATTAGCCAACTCACAGTGACTGCTAGGTTGTTTCTTTTTCACAGAGCCTAGATCATTTAGTTTTTACACTTAAATGCCTTTTTTTGCCGTCCCGTTTCCAAGTATATTCTTGGAAGTTCCACGTGTTTCCACGATCACCTCATAGGACACAGAGAACACTCTGCATCAGTGGCTGATGAATTTACAATTTAGTTTTTGTGTTTAAGTCCTCGAGCAGAAGACCTTTTACTGAGTTACCACCAAGTCTTATATTGATAATACCATTATAGTTGTTGTCTTTTAATAGTACACCTTCTACAAATTGATAATATGCCTCACAATAGTTTGTTTCGCCTCGAGTTTTACAGAGCCTGATTATTTCCCTTGAGAATTTTTCTTTGCCATGTGTGTCTATGTCTTTTTGCAGTTGCTCACTAGATCCCCAGTAGGTTTTCCAGTCAGTTTCTACTTTAGTGTGTCTTTTGTTTTTCTTGCCTTTTAAAGGAGGTCGTTTCTTAATGGTGTGGAAGAACTTCCTGCCTATATAATCATGCCCGTTAATTGTGTTTGTGATTCTATATACAAAGCCATAATTGTTGCCTATGTCGTCTGAGTCAAACTCTTTTCCATTATAAAACCACGGATTCTCATACGACATCTTTACTTATTTTTACCTTTACTAATATTATAGTATTGTTTATCCTTGCCTGTCTGTGCCAAAATCTTTTCTAATAGGTTTTTGGTCAATTACGCCATGTCAACATCGTTCATATAACTTGTAAAGCCGTTTTCCTTAACAACATTTAATATGTTGTTAACACGCCCTGCAAGTTCGTCTTTGTGCGACACTAACCAAACTGCTTTGTTGCCATCACGTGCCATCTTTTTAAGTATTGCTAGACTGCTTTCAACACCTAATGCATCCATGCCGTGGTCAATAACCTCGTCAATAAACAACACGTTGATAGGTTGATATAAACTTTCCCATACATCACGGAATGCCCAACTTAAACTTAGTATAAGTCTGTTACGTTCGCCACGAGATAAGTTGTCAAAGTCTAGTTCTCTACCTAGCTCTTGTATGTCTACAGTCAGGTCACTTAAGAAAGTAACTTGGTGTGGCAATCCAATCTTGTCTAAGTAGTAGCTCAGTCTAGCATTTAAGTATGCCAAGTTCTGATCAATAATTGTTTTTCTAATAAAACTGTCTTTGTTTGTTAACAGTTTTAACAAGAAGTCTTGATGCTCTTGTAGCCGTTGTAGTCTATTAACTTCTTCGTAATCAATGTCTTGTACAGCAGTATTACGCATGTCCTCTATCTGTTCTGTATAGGGATTTTCTTCTGCCTCTTTTTGTTGCATCTGCGTTAATAAAGTTTCTACCTGCTGTTTGTGATTGTAAGCATCGTCAATACTGTCGTAAAATGTAGGTGGACATTCTTCAAGTTCACCAATAAGACCACGTGCTTCTTCTAGTGTACGCAAATCTTGTTCAGCATTTGTAATATCTTCTGCTAGTTCTTCTAGGTCTTCTTGTTTGCTAACAATAAGTTGTTCTTGTTTAGCATCGTGAAACTCTTGCCCACAAGTAAAACATTTATGATCTCGTAGTTGCTCAAGCTCTTTTGTGTATTTTTCAATCTTTTTATTACTAGAGTCAATTGTATTTTTGTTAGCAGTAATAGCAGTATCTAAGTCTTTTATGTTACGTTCTTGTTCTTTATAATTTACAAGACACTTATGTGCTTCAAGCTCTGCTTCAATGTCTACCTTTTCTAGTTCTGCAATAGCAGTTTTAAAACTAGTGACATCTTCCTGCTTTTTAGTTTCCCACATTACGCTACGACGTTCTAAGTTTGTAATTTGTGTAGTAACGTGTTCATTGGCTTCTTTAACTGCCTTGATCCTAAAGTCCTCGTGTTTAACAGCGTCTTTAGTCTCTTTAATTTGTTCTTTTAGTGCGTCTGCTTTTTCACTTAACATCGTAATACCCAACAACTGCTCAATCATTAAACGTTGGTCATTAGCTCGCATGCTAAGGAATGGCTCAGTATAAGTGTTTAAGGCAACAACATGTTTAAACATGTCATGACTCATACCAAGTAATTGTTCTATTTCTTTTTGTGTCTCACGACTGTCGCCTTGTGCATTGTCATCTTCCTGCTCGGAGTCGTTGACATAAAATTTTAATACGTTGGGTTTACGTCCACGTTCAATACGATAGCGGTTACCATCTTTCTCAAACTCAATAGTAACCATCATTGCTTTGCCGTTTGTTTTGTTGATTAGGTTTTCTTTCCTAATCTTAGTGAGTGCTTCACCATATAATGCATAACTTAGTGCGTTAATGATAGTAGTCTTGCCTGTGCCGTTACGAGCACCACTATCATCACCACCCAAGTCTAAGTTTTTACCCAATACAAGTGTGAGGTCTGTTCTGTCAAATTGAATACCCTGAGTGCTGTTTCCAACACTCATAAAATTTTTAACTGTTATATCAGTAACTTTGAACATTAACTTTGTATTATACTATAAATTATTGTAGATGTCTAACAGTAACTTCTTGTCAAATTGATTGCTGTCAATAGCAGTAATTTGATTTGTAACAATTTGATCCACACTCTTAAATTCTACTTGTATGACATTAGCATCTTGTTCAGCATGCTCGTTCTTACGTGGCATAAGTGTGATCTCACGTAGTTTGTGTGTGCCTAAGAATGTGTCTTTAATAAAGTTTGCTTCTTCATAACTGATCTCAATATCTAAGTTTACTCTAACATGCATGTTAGGTTTTAATATCTTGTCAGCGTGGTCAATAATCTGACTGAGGTCGTAAACACGATATGTAGGTTGATCGGGCCAACTAACAAACTCTGGTTGACCTCCCCACTCTAATATCATAAGTCCACGATCATCGTCTCCTGCATCTGCATAGTTGTGAGGAAACGCATTGCCTGTGTATGTGATGTTGCCCTGTGTTTGTCGTTTGTGGAAGTGTCCACTAAACACATGCTCTATGCCACCAAAGTGTTCAGACTTAATGTCACCGTGATCGGGCATCTTTACCATGGCATTCATAAAGAAGTTAGGTAACTCAAAGTGTCCAAACATATACTTGCCGGACATTTTAGGTATCTTCTTATGTTCATCGCCAACTAGCCAAGGTACAATTATGATGTCATCTTCATTATAAAAGTTATTGACTATTTCAATGTTGGGAATGTGTTTAGCCCACTCTGCTGACTGTATATCACGTTTGTCTCTATAGTACAAGTCGTGATTGCCAGGGATAAACAAGACTCTATCAAAAGCCTTGCCCAGTTTCTCTAAGGCTTTAAGACTGTAGTTAAGTGTAACAATGTTGATACTAGCACGGTTGTTGTGCCAGTCTCCCATCATTATACAAGTATCACAGTTCTTTTCTTTTGCTGTTTCGATAACCCAATCGACAAAAGCCAAACAGTCATCATTATGTAAATGACTGTTCGACTTCAGTCCGAAGTGGATATCCGTAAATACTGCGGCTCGTTTAAATGCAGGCATTCTATTAGTTTACAGTAACTAGTGTAAAAGTCAATCAGTAAAATTGCCAGTACTACGATTACGTTCTGCTTCTCGCTCAAATGCCTCTGAGTTTTGTCTACTGAAACTAGGTGTGAAGTCATTCATTTCTAAAATGTCATCACGAATGTTTTGCACTTTCTTTTCAATGTGTAACACCCTAGTAAAACTATTAGTAATAGCGGCAGTGTAATAAGCAAATGGATTCTGTGACTTGCTTTCATCAAACTGTAAACCAATTTGTGCTAATTGCAACAATGCTTGACTACGCATCTCATCATTGTATGTGTAACCACGCCAGTTACTACGAGTAGCATAACGCTCACATAACTTCATAAACATATGAGCCAGTTTGTTAGTCATTTGACCGTGTTCTTTAGAAAACTCGCCGTCCTCTAAAGTTCCTTTCCAATGACTTTTGCCAACAACATAAGGCTCTAATTCCTCTGTAACTCTGTAATGTAGAAACGGAGGGAAATTACACTTTACATAAAGTGCAGATTCCTTTTTGACTTTTTTAGGCTTTTCTTCCTCTTCTTCGTAAGAAGTGTCTTTGGAATCTTCTTCGTCTACAGTCTCACCTTTAACAAGAATTTTTTTGGGCTCTTTGGGTGGAATGTGTTCAAAGGTCATAACCCTGAACACTAAGTCAGTGACAGGAATACTACTAGGCTTAATTTTAAATTCTTCTAGTTTGTATTTTGTCTTAGGATCTGCTTCTTGTGCTGAATCTAATGCCAGTTTAGAAAGTCGTTCTGCACGTAACTTAAGAGCTTCTTTGACGTTTGTTTTGTTAATTTTGCTAACATTAGGCAAAATCATGTCAAAGTCTGCGTCTTCTGGACTTGCATATTTGCAGTATGTTGTTTTGGATTTGTGTATTTCTTTGAGGATATCTTTGTTATTAAGATAGTTCTTTTTTCTCATGCTAATATTTATCCTTCTTTATAGTAGCATATTATAACACCAATAAATACATAGAGCAAAGGAAAAGATATGGCTTTTGGTGGACCAGGAAAAGGAAACCCCTTACTAAACATAGGAAACAATAGTGTTGTAAAAAGCATTACTGGTGGCTTAGGTAAATTGGGGTCTGTTTTGGGCGATGCTAGTAGTGCAAGACTAAGCATCAATAAATTGTTGCCAGGTGGCTTTCCAGGCATAGGAGGCAACACACCAAACATTAGTTTTGGTATCGAACAACAAGGACAAGCAGGGTCTATTGCAACAGAAGATGATTGGAGAGTTCGAATTACTGCCCCAAGCGGCAGTCCTTTTGATTTCAGCACTGGGCCATTGGCGGCGTTAGCACAAGATGCTGGTGTAGTATTTCCTTATACTCCCCAGATCAACGTTAACCATAACGCAAACTATAGTAATCTTGCACCAACGCACAGTAACTATCCAAGTTATTTTTATAATAACAGCGAAGTTCCTGCAATACAAATTTCCGCTGAGTTCACTGCGCAAACAACAACAGATGCTTCGTATGTACTAGGCATGATATGGTTCTTTAGATCAGCAACTAAAATGTTCTATGGCGGACAAAACGCAGGTAATCCACCACCAATTTTATACTTAGATGGTTACGGGGACTATTACTTGCCACACGTTCCGGTAGTAGTAACAAACTTTGGGCACACAATGCCTAGTAACATAGATTATATCGAAACACAGATTACACAAAGTCAAGTAACTTCAGTGCAGGCATTTGGTGGTGAAAAACTAACAACGTCTAATACGGTGTTTACTGGTTTGGCTAGCGCACAAAATCAAAACGCCGCTATAGAAAATTCTGCCTCGCAAGAAAGATTAGTAGAGACTAAAGGATCCAAACAACGAGTACCAACTAAGTCCTCTATAAACATTGGACTTCAACCAGTATACAGCAGAGATGCTATTTCGAACAAATTTAATTGGGAAGATTTTAGTAAAGGTAATTTACTAAAAGGTAAAGGAGGATTCTTATAATGGCAGTTACCTACAAGAGAACTAGTCCATATTTTGATACTAAAGTTGTTAGCAACAAGTATTTAGATATTTTAAAATTTAGAAGAATACCTGCTAGTTCTAGCGATGTTCAGTACACAATAACCGATACCTACAAGTATAGACCAGACTTATTAGCATACGACTTGTACAAGGACAGTAACTTGTGGTGGGTGTTTGCTGTTAGAAATCCTAATGTCATTAAAGATCCCATGTTTGATTTTAAAATAGGTGTTACGATTTACATACCCAACCAAGACACAATAAACAAAGCACTGGGATTATAAACCATGGCAGATGGATTAAGTGCGGCTCAACAAAAGAGACTCAACCCAAACACAGAAATACGTCCTGACGGGGCAAAAATCGCACGTAGTAACGGTGAAGATGTAGTTATACCTCCACAATTTGTACAACAGATACAAACAGGATTAGGCACATCTGCTACAATTACAGGATTAACAAATCAGTTTCACAGTGACTTGAACAAAATAGAAGAGACTTCAGAATCTATATCTAAGTCTACTATAGACCCAGGCGCAGAGCCAGCAACAGAAAATTCTAACACTACAGTAGATCCTGAAAACACCGTTAGACCCAATCCTTTGAACAAGTTTATGAATTATACCTATAACATTAGATTTGGTATAATGACCCCTGCTATGTTAAACGAGTTTAATGAAGGCAACTATGCCGCATTAAATCAAAACATACTAATGGGATCAGGAGGACTAGATTCTAGCCAACGAGCAAAATATTTTGATGCTGATTTTTATATAGACAACTTATCAATTAACACATTAATAGGTTTGAATCAAAACACCGGCGGCGCAAATGCCACAGAATTATCATTCACAATCACTGAGCCATCGGGTATAAGTTTTTTTAATAGACTACTGGCACTTTGTGATTCTTTAAAGGTTCCAAGTTACTTGGATGTACCTTATTTTTTAAATATTCAATTCTTTGGTTATGACAATATAGAAGACCAACACGAACAAGTTGCATTTGATATACCTTATATCATTCCTATTAAAATGACAGAAGTAACAAATAGTGTTACGTCCAGCGGTGGCGAGTATAATGTTACTGCTGTATCATTCGCTGATTCTGCTTTGTTTTCAAATGAGATCAGTTTGCATAAAATGTTTAAAAGCAGAGCAAAAACTGTTGGCGAGTTTTTTGATCAACTTGAGGTAGCCTATAACAAACACTATGAAGACGCATTACAAGAACAACAACAAAGTAATGCAGATTTGCCTTTTAACGAAGATTTTTATCACACAATAAAATTTGAGATACCTGATGAAATTAGAAATTCCAGTTTACGATTTAAACAGGAAGTTAAGACAATTGAAACAGCACCTTGCTCACCGCCAGGCTCACCGTTCCCAGGAATACAAGCGGCGGTTGTTTCACATAACAGTAAATCTCCTTGCTTTGTAGACGAGTATTTGATAACAAAGGAAAAAGGATCCAATATTATTAATATAATTAACGATGTTATCATACAAAAAAGTAATTATATTAAGGGTCAAAAAATTGATCCGGAAGAAATAAAAAACATTAATAAGGAACCTGATCCGGAAATACGAGACAAAAGACTAGCAGAATTTGCGCAAAAAAATAAAAAGCCATTGAAGTGGTTCCGTATTA